ACTGGGAACATCATCCGGTATGGGTAGAGATTCATTTTGCTCTGTCATGTTTTATTATCCTTCTTTTTTAGCCGCAGGTTTTGTAACCGTTGGTTTGGATGTTTCTATTTTTGCTATGTAAGTCTGCTTTAAACTATGCATAGCAACTAAATTTACACAATTCATTTTAGCTTTACCTGCAGATCTCATAGAGTCGTACTCTAAAAGGTTTATCATAGTCTCTAGGTTTACTATCAATTGTGAATAATCTATATCGTTCATTGTTCATTGTCCTCAATGTATGGTATGTTCTTACCGTAAGTTTCAAAGTTAATTAATTTCTGTTTAACATCGCCCAGCGATAACGCTGAGTTGTAAATAAACTCACGGGTTTTAACTTCATGTGGATCTGTGCTTAGCCAAGCTGTAAAGTACTGTGTGAGTATGTCACCGTATGCTTCATTAAAAAACTCTTCTCTTTGCTGTGATGCAAATGTTGCTTTCAATAATGCTTCTTTAGCTTGCAGATCGGGATGTATACCCTTCAGCACCTTCTCAGCTGAAGCTCGATATTTTTCCATTGTATTTCCTTATGTTGATTTGGTTCTCTTTTTACCAGATGCTGTTGTAGACCAACTGACCCTCTTAGGTCCAGTCTTTTTTGCAGCTTCCTTTTTAGTAATCTTAGAAGCTACGCTCTTGGGACGGCAAGCAGGGTATGCCCGTTTAGACTTACCCTTGGCACTTTTTCTACCACAGGGTTTACCAGTCTTAACATCAATCCACTCTTCGCCAAACCATTTACCTAAACCTCCTTTTTTCTTCATGATTTAGATACTCGGTTGTCAGGCCCACTCCAACCACCACCACGTTTCTTGTACTCCTTAGAAGCCCAAGCATTTGCGTATGCGGATGGGTATACTTTAAATTTCTTTTTTGCTGCAGATTTAACCCTAGACCAAAGGGCTGGGTTGTTTGCTTTTGGGGATTTTGTTGACATTACCATTTCACCTTATCAGCCCAGTACGCTGCACTGAGTTTTCCTTTAGCTATGTTTCTACCATGTCTAGCTTTAAATGAAGCCCGTTTAGCTTTCATCTTAGCAGACTCTCCAGCTTTAGGAGCACCTGCTGTGGATGCACCTTGCTCCCCAAACCTTATGGTCTTTATAGTGCTTCCTTCTTTAGCCACAACAACGTGTGACTTTGTAGCATGGCTTGGGGTACGTTTAGGTTGATTGAACCCTGACACCCCAGCTCTTGCTAATCGTGGATCTTTTCCTTCACTTGACATAATTTCTCCTCACGCTATGCGCTTTCACCAATTTTAAAACATTTAGGTAACACAGCTATTCCATTTTCTGATAATTTAGCTATTACAGAAAGAGATTGTTTCTTACATTCTTCTTCAGAATACCATAGGTTTTTTGTATTAGCTACTATACTACAACTAGATACATGGAGTGAACTACAAATTAAAAGTACTGATAAAAACATTACCACCTTCCTTGGGATTTCCCTACAAAATAAATCACTACAGATATAAGCCCCAATGATATTGCAGCAACTACAATACCTAGCACCCAATTTATAGCAGTGTCTACAGCTTCTTGTTTACGATAGACAGCTTCTTTTTGTTCTTTACGCATCTGTCCCTCAATGATTACGAGTTCCTTCCAAGCGGATGGGCCGTACACGAAACTGATATGATTTTTTAATTCATTTCTTAATTCGTTAGCTTTTTGTTTAGCAGTCCACGCTTCTAAAGCATGACTTTGAGTATTGGTAAACATTTTATATGCAGGGGGTTTACTTGCTTTTTCATGGGCAAAGTCTAAATCTGAAATAGCTTTAGACCAATTTTGCAGTTGGCTTCCCATAGATGTTAAATCCTTACCGACTTCTATGCCTTTCTTTATTCCGTTAAAGGCGGCAGTAGCGGCTGCGATTGCAGTAAATGGATCTATCATAAATGTACCTCACCTACCAGTAGGGTTAAACTTTTGCATATTTACTACAACTTCCCTTATGGCCTTAATGTTTTCATCTATACGACCTAGCATTACTGCTTGCATCTGAGATGTCTTTCCTATTTCGTTAATGCGTATCTCATGTCTTGCTATTTCACGAGCATTGATTGTTACGTTGCTGTCCAGCGTTGACATATACCACACTAACCCTAAGGTCTGTAATACAATTGCTAAGACAAACGTAGCAGGTAATGACTTAGATAAATGCCACTGTTGTTTCTTTTCCATAATAACACCCCCATGAGGTAAGGCAGGGTTCCTTAAGAACCCCGCTATATTGACTTACTGTTGAGGCATTTCCTCAGGTTGTGGCATCCCACCTACTTCAGGACTAGCCTGAGGCTGTGGTTGATTACCTGCTATCATAGATTGTGCAACCTGTATGATCTGACTAAAGTCAGGTCTTGTAGGTGCAGGTGCTCCTTCTTTAATTGCTTTGATGTCGATCTCAGCCCATTGTTGAAAGTGTTTATCTATAGAGATAGCTAACTGTTTAGTGTTATCATCAACTGTGTTTTTAGATTGAGCATTAGTAAATGTAACATTAGCCTCAGATAGAGAAGCTTCTGCTTCCATCTTACGTTGGGCAAGAGCTCCATCCTTCTGCGACTTTTCAGATTGTTGTTGCACAGTCTTCATTGCTTTTTCTTTAAACTCTGGAGTTGTGTAGTCTTCTAAAAAGTCATTACTATCAATACCCATAGATTCTATAAGTTTTGTAGCAAGTACTGCAGGGGCTTCTGGTTTTATTACAATGCCCTGCCCTTGACTGTTAAGTCCGGGAAGTACTTTAGATCCAATCATTTCAAGTTTTTTAATAGTGTTTTGATTAGAGTTCTCACCTATGTCTAAGTAAATTTCTACATCCATACGAGCTGGTAATTGCATTGCATCTATATCAGCAAACACACCTTGGTAACTAAACTTTGCGTGTGTCTTTAAACATTTACGCATAGTTTTATAGACACCCTCACACAACCTCTTCATTCCTGTTTCTGCAAAACGCCTAGCTATGTGCTGGATACGTTTCTGAGAAGCAGACTGAACCGCTGCTAACTTCTGTTCACTGTTACCTGAGACATACAAAGAATCGTTTAGACCCTGTGCAGCTTTAGACATACCAGTGGCTTGCTCTTTAATAGTCTGTAAGTGTGCAAGTAGTGGTACAGTCCCTGTGCTAATTGTTTCTGGTGGCAGAGCAGCTACAGCTCCATTAGGATTACCATTAGTCGGTATGATTTGCTTTGGCTTCATGTTCTGAAGAGCAGAGAAATCTACAACATTTGGATCAGCTAATTTAGGAGAGTAGTTTGTTAAGTATGTATTCTCAACGAACCCACGTAAAATTGCAGTAGATGCAAGAGTAGATGACCTTGTGAAGTCAGCTATAGACAAGCCATAAAACTCATAAGGTATATCAATTGGAGACAAGCAAGCAAGAGGTACCATATCTACATCACACTCATACAAGATTGTATATCCAGCAATTATGAAATGTTTAAGTTCTGCAACTCCATCACCATCCCTATCTACATTAATCCAGCACTCTGTAATAGTTACTTCACGATTAGCTTCTAGCTCTGTTATGTCTTCTGTCATACGACCACTTTGATAACTTTGACCAGTGACAAATTTACGGGCTGCAATATCCCCAGCGTAGCTGGTATTACCATCCCATGTACTATCATCTCCAAGCTCGTCCCACTCGTCTTCACCTATATTGTCAGCAACATCAGGCCACATCTTACGGATCTCTGAACGAGTTAAGGTAGTTTGCATACCTACAAAACTTGCATCATCAATTGATTTAGCATCACGAGATATGCGGAAAGCTTCTGGTGCAATGTTTTCAATCTTCACACGAGAGTTATCATTCTTCCTACGAATACGAACATCTACATAGATTAGTTCAGCTGATTGCTCACCTGTCTCTAAGTTTAATTCACCCAGTTCATTTTCAAACTCAAGGTTACCAATGATTTCAACTCCTTCATCAGCAAGGAGGATATCTAATTGCCCTTGAGAAATCTTTTCGTACTCTTCAAATTCGTAGTCAAACCCTTCTACATAGTCCCAACGTATGATACCATTCTTCCAGAGTAGTGCGCTTTTGATCCATGTTTGGATTAATTCCCACCCATTGTTCTGTTTGAAGATAGCATAGTTTGTAAGCAAAGACGCATCCCTAGCATTCTTAAAAGCTCCGGGGCCATTGTCATATGGTACAAACCTAGCCAGCTTACCATTGTTTAGGAACAAATCTGAGAGTATAGCAGTGTATGCTTCGATAGTTTCTGTAGTTGATGTGTCCACAATACTAGACACACCCTGTGGGGCTAAGTGATCTGACGCCACACCTGCGTATTCATATGTAGATCGTTGTCGCTCTAGAGTCATATCAGAAGAGTTTAACCACTCTCCTGTAGATCCTTGTATCCCATACTCAATTAGGTTGAGTAGACTTTCGTCAGATACTTTTTCTTTATAACCATTAGATGCCATTAGAATGAACCCCTGCCTGTAAGTATTTCTTTTGAGTCAGTCAAGTTTGCATAGTCGTAATCTTTGTTACCTGCTTTTATGACTGGCTTTTCCTTCTTAGGTTTTGGTTCTTTCTTATCTTGTGCTTCTGTTTCAATAAATCGCATAGCTCCCTCCGTGGGTCTAACTAACTAACTGTGGGGCCATGCCCTTAATTCCTTACTTTTAAAATAATTCCTTACCTTTTAAGTAATCGTTACATCTTTTACCTTTTAAATATTTAGGTATATTATTATCACTGTACTTGTATGCTAATCTTTCAAGCCAATCTAAAATTCTTTTCATTGATTCCTCACTTTTTTTTTACTAAGTTTGAAACTCCCATGAACACAGAGACTACACCAGCGACAGAGACAAAGTATATAGAGGCCATACTTCCTATGATTTCTGATGCTTGGTGTAAACCAAGAGCACCAGTACCAACAACCCCAAAAGGGTAAAGTAACATTCCCCATAAAGCAAACCAAGCCATCTTCCTGATTTGATCTCTATGGGCATCGTCATCCTCTATACGCCTACGCTTATCATCTAAGAGTAAGGCATCCCATTCGGGTTTTTCAATTGCCCCTGTGTTGTTAGTATCTGCTTGAGCGAATGTGTTCATTTATTTTTACAGCTGTTATCACAGCACTCACATCTTAGTCTTAGGCTTTTTATGAACCAGAAACTTACTGTTCTTGGTATGAGTAGCACCTGACATAACTTTTCCTTTAGCGTTTTTATGAGTTGGTCCTTTGTGTTCTTTACCGTTTGGTAGATAGTGTTTAGATGTAGCACCCATTATACCCTCCTGTTTGTGTAAATTAGTGGTGGTTTACCTGCCGCGACCACCAGCGCGTTATGAGGACAATGCAGGAATCTCTATTTTCTATAAGGAACTTAGAGAATCTAAGCGTACCCATAGAGAACTTCAAGTTGTTCATTATCTTCGTCCACATGAACCATGTGATGTGGAACCTTACCATCAAGCCAATACCATATAAGAGAATCGTAGAATAACTCTTCTAGATCCACTGGGTCTGATCCTCTTCCAGATCTGATATCCGTTCTCTCCATGATACATTCCTTGTGTTTAGACGATCCCAATGTGTACGTAATACCTCTGCACATATAGCTAGAGCAATAACTGTATCGTCATAGCAGCCGGGAGCTGCTTCAGTTTTCCCACTAGCGGTGGAGATATAGTCCTTAAGTTCTCTGATCAGAGCAGGTGAGGGTATCATTATATCCTCATTGTCTATGAGATTCTTTAAGTTACCTATGATTACTGGCTTAGACGCAGAGGTTGTCCTAAACCCTAGTCGCATACCTTCTTCATTAGACACATTAGCCATCTTGGTTTGTTTGTATAGGTTTAGATAACCCATTTGTTCTAGCTTCTGTAGTGTAGCGATACCCATCGAATTGGATTCTACTGCTAAGAAAGCATTGTTGTAGTATCTGCCTAGATAGAAAAGTAATTCACCCCACATACTAGGATCAATCCTGTTATTGCGGTACACAGCTACAATTTCATAGCTGTTGTTCATTACAATTGCTGCGCTGTAGTCCTGACCTACCCCCAGAGAGACATCAGCCCCTATAACGTAGGGCTCTTCCCACTTAGGGTAGTCGTATATAGACAAATTACCCTCTCGGTTTTCATCAAACATCTTACTTGATGGGTCCCATTCACTACGCCTTTGTTCTGGCCTAGGGATTAGAGAGTTTAGCTTCTCAATGTTGAATACGTTGGAACCAGATACAATAAAAGCTTCATCTGCTGTAGCAGGGTACTCTTGTTGGAACTTAAGCTTACCACCCTCGGCAATCTTCAAGCGCCTCCAGTATATCTGATCAAAATCTAACCCATAATTTTCTACAAGTTCCTCTTCTTCTATCATTAACTCCATACCCTCAGGTGCA